ATATATTATGTCTACAACCAGATCAAAACTAGAACAAGTTCTAGAATATCTAGTAAACAATGAATCTGAAAAAGCTTCAGAGCTTTTGCATGATGTTATTGTTGAGAAAGCTAGAAAAATTCATGAAGAGTTAATTGACACTCAAACTGATGAGATCGAAGAAGATCTTACTACTGAAGCTAAATCAAAAGATGAAGAAGCAGTAGATGAAACTAAAGAGTCAGATGAGGACAAAGAAGTTGACGAAACAGCTGAAAAGAAAGATGAAGAAGCTGTAGAAGAAACTAAAGAGTCTGAAGATGATAAAGAAGTAGATGAAACAGTTTTAGGTACAGGTGATTCTGAAGAAGATTTAATTAATGCTGTTAAAGACGAAGCTGACACTAATGCTGAAGAAATTGAGCATGAAGAAACTAATGAAGAAGGCGATGATGATGAAGAAGCAGAAATTCCTGCAGACGCAGAAGCACCAGCTGACGACAATGGTGAAGAAGGCGATGTTGAAGACAGAGTTGACGATTTAGAAGATGCTTTAGAAGATCTTAAAGCTGAATTTGAAAAACTTATGGGCGACGAAGAAGCAGGTGACGATGCTGAAGCGGCGGCTGATGACTTAGAAGGTGATGCAGAAGTTCCTGCAGAAATTCCAGTAATTGGTGCACCTGAAGAATCAGTTGAAGTTGCAGACGAAGTTGCTACTGAAAGCGAAGCTAAAGAAGATTCAAAAGAAGGCGAAGATTTAGAAGAAGCAACTGAATTATCTAAAGTGGCAGTTAGCCATTCAGATGGTTCTGATAGTACTAAATCACCAGTTGCGGCAGATGGCGGAGCTAAAAGAATCGACGGAGCAGATCCAGTTGATTTTACAGGCGGTGACGAAAAAGGTGGAAAAGCACCAGCAGTTAAGGACAATCCAAATAGTTCTAAACAAGGCGATGCTAAATTGAAACCGGCACCAAAAGCTAAAGCACCAGCGAGTGATAAAAGTAAATCACCAGTTGCATCTAGATAAGGTGTAATGAAGTTAGAAGATTAGGAGATCGTCAAATATGGTAAAACCGTTACTAGAGAGTTTAACTTTTGACCAAGCCGGAATGCAAGTATTACATGAAGGCGAAGGTGATAAGAAAAACTTATATATGAAAGGTGTTTTCATCCAAGGCGGAGTGAAAAACCAGAATCAACGTGTTTATCCACTTGAAGAAATTCAAAAAGCAGTTTCTTCAGTAGATGAAAGATTGAAATCTGGGTTTTCAGTTTTGGGAGAAGCCGATCATCCTGAAGAATTAACAGTCAATTTGGATCGTGTGTCACATATGATAGAAAATATGTGGATGGACGGTCCGAATGGAATTGGTAAACTTAAAATTTTACCAACCCCAATGGGGAATATTGTTAAAACACTTTTGGAAAGTGGAGCGAAATTAGGTGTAAGCTCAAGAGGAACAGGAAACGTTAATGAGTCAGGCAATGTGTCTGATTTTGAAATTGTTACTGTTGACATTGTAGCTCAGCCATCGGCTCCAGATGCTTATCCGAAAGCAATATATGAAGGTCTTATGAACATGAGAGGCGGCAGACGAATTTATGGTCTAGGCGCTGAATCCGTATATGATCGTAGGGCTGAACGTTACCTTAAAGAAGAGGTAATGAAATTAATAAAAGAGCTGAAGTTATAGGAGAACGACTCATGGCAGATATTTTTACAGGTATTCTTGAAGCAGACGGTATTTCAGAAGAACTGAAAAACCAAATTCAAGAAACATGGAAAACTAAATTAGATGAAGCCAGAGAAGAAATCACAGCTGAACTTCGCGATGAATTTGCTCAACGTTACGAAAGTGACAAAGGGCAGATTGTTGAAGCAATGGACAAAATGTTAACTGATAGACTTGTTTCAGAAATGGAAGAGTTTAAAGCTGACAAAGAAGCTTTAGCGACAGAAAGAGTTGCATACAAAACTAATGTTGCAAAACATTTAGGTTTGGTAGACAAATTTGTTGCTGAACACCTTGCTAAAGAAGTGAAGGAATTACACGCTGATAAGACTGATTTGAAAAACAATTTTGCAAAATTGGAAAACTTTGTTGTTAAACAATTAGCAAAAGAGTTAACTGAGTTTGAAAATGACAAAAAAGCAGTTGTAGAACAAAAAGTTAAATTAGTAGCAGAAGGTAAAAAACTTATTGCTGATGCTAAAAAACGTTTTGTTACTAAAGCGGCTGGTGTTGTTGAGAAAGCAGTTGAAAAATCACTAACTAGCGAACTATCACAACTTAAAGATGATATCAATATTGCTAAACAAAACAATTTTGGTAGAAAAGTATTTGATGCGTTTGCAGGCGAGTATATGTCTTCTCATCTAGCCGAAGGTACAGAGGTTAGAAAACTTCAAAAAGAATTAGAAACTGTTAAAACAAATACTGTTGAAACAGAATCTAAGATTAAAGAAAAAGACGCTGAAATCGAAGCAACTCAGACTAAATTGAGAATTGCTGAAGATAAAAACATTCGTGAAAAAACTCTAGTAGAGTTAACGAGTGCTTTATCTAAAGATAAGCGTCGAGTAATGAATGAATTGCTTGAATCTGTACAAACAAGCGATTTAAAAAAGCAGTTTAACAAATACTTGCCAGCTGTTTTAAATGAATCTGCTCCAGCAGAATCAAATAAAACAATTGTTACTGAATCAACTGATTCAAGAACAGAGGTAACTGGTAACAGAGAAACACCTGCTGAGCCTAGCTCAGAAGCTGGTGAAATTGTTGAACTTAAAAAACTAGCAGGTCTAGGAGTTAAGTAAAATGACTGATAAAGTAATCACAGATCAATGGGCTGATACAAAGAAGGCTTTAACTGAAGGTCTAGAAGGCCAAAAAAAAGCTTCAATGGAAACAGTTCTAGAGAATACTAAATCATACTTGGCAGAGGCGGCAACAACAGGTGCTACAGGCGCCGGTAACGTTGCGGCTTTAAATAAAGTTGTATTGCCAATTATTAGACGTGTGATGCCAACTGTTATTGCCAACGAAATCATTGGTGTGCAACCAATGACTGGTCCAGTTGGACAAATTCACACATTAAGAGTTAGATATGCAGAAACAGCCGCTGGCGTAACAGCAGGTTCGGAAGCATTATCACCATTCGACATTGCAAGATCTTATTCAGGTTCTGGCACGTCAGACGATGGTAACCAAGGAACAGCAGGAATGACTGGTGCAACTACTTCTACTTTAGAAGGTGCGGCAGGTTCTAAGATGTCAATTCAAATCTTAAAACAAACTGTTGAAGCTAAAACAAGAAAACTATCTGCAAGATGGACATTTGAATCGGCACAAGACGCAAGTGCTATGCACGGTTTAGACGTTGAAGCAGAAGTTATGGCGGCTTTAGCTCAAGAAATTACTGCTGAGATTGACCAAGAAGTTTTAACATCATTAGATAGATTAGCGGCACCAGGTGGTACTGCAGATGCTACTTATGATCAAAACTCTACAACAGGTACAGCAACGTTTATTGGGGACAAACACGCGGCTTTGGCTGTTATGATCAATCAACAAGCTAACTTAATTGCACAAAAAACAAGACGTGGCGCGGCTAACTGGGCGGTGGTATCACCACACGCATTGACAGTTATCCAATCTGCGACAACTTCAGCGTTCGCAAGAACAACTGAAGGTACGTTCGAAGCTCCAACAAATACTAAATTCGTTGGTACATTAAATGGCGCTATGAGAGTTTATGTTAACTCTTATGCGGCTTCTTCAGCAAGAATCCTTATTGGATATAAAGGTGCTGGTGAGGTTGATGCGGCGGCATTCTATTGCCCATACATCCCACTAATGTCTTCAGGCGTTATTGTTGATCCGTCAACTTTTGAACCAGTAGTAAGTTTTATGACAAGATACGGTTATGTTGAGTTAACAAACACAGCATCATCACTTGGTAATTCAGCTGACTATGTGGCTTCAATTGCGTTATCAAACGTAACATTTATCTAATTTATATTAGATACTTGAAGTG